TTTTACAACCTTTTTCTATGGAGAGGAGCATTGGTCAACTATCAATTCCAAAGTTGTATTACCAGAGGATAACACTATAGTTATTTTTCCTTCTAATTTACGACATGAAGTTGTTCATCATACCTCAAAAGTACGTCGAGTAACGATAGCAGGCAATATTAAATTTAGGGGGGATCGTGGCAACATTTAAAAAAAATAAATATAGCCTTTTAAAAAACGTTATTTCTAAACCTATTGCATCTTTTGTAAGTGAATATTTTTTATTAAAGCGTCAAGTGTGCCGAACTTTTATAGATCACCGTTACATGAGTCCCTTCTCTTTAGAATGGGGGGTCTTTGGAGATACTCAAGTACGTAGCTATAGTGTTTATGGCGACTGTGCCATGGAGACTTTGTTAGAACAAGTGAAACCTGTGATGGAGAAGCATTTAGGATTTGAATTGGTTCCTACTTGTGCTTATGCCAGAATCTATCATCGAGGAGATAAGCTATCCCGTCATAAGGATCGATTCTCCTGTGAAATATCGGCAACGATGCATTTAGGAGGAGATCGGTGGCCTATTTATATTGATCCTACGGGGAGTGATAATATTATAAGTGGAAGTTTCTCTAAAGAACAGGGTCATCAAGTCGTTCTTAAGAAAGATCCTCCACCTGGAGTTAAAATAAATTTAAATAGAGGAGACATGTTAGTTTATTCTGGGTGTGATTTAGAACACTGGAGA